ACAAATTAAAATAAGTTAAATGTAGACGCGTATAGTCGACATCCCTAGGGACTACATTTAAAATATCTAGGAGGATATTAATATGGCAAATACAACTTTTACAGGTCCGGTACGATCTGAAAGTACATTAAAAACTGTAAGTAAGAACACTACTACTGGAGCGATTACTGAAATTATAACTATGGGTGATGCACCTGTAGCATTAGCAGATGAGAATAAAACTCTTGACGCTGCAACACACAGTGGAAGAACTCTTGTAGTTCCTGCACTTGCAGCTAACAGAACAATTACTTTACCAGCTCCAGTTGCTGGTCAAAGTTACAAACTTATCTACGGTGGAGCTGCTGAAGAAGCAGAAAATCTAATTATCGTAACACCAGGAAATACTAATTTTTTCATTGGTGGTATTGTTCACTTAGATTCAAACGCTGATAACGTATCAGTTTATTCTGATGGAAACTCTAACTCAAGTTTAACTCTTACAGACTTTGGTTTATTTGAAATCAACATCTTAGCTAAAGATAGCACTAATTACTATATTTGGGGTTATCAAGAAGGTGCTGACGTACCTGCATTTGCAGATCAATAATAAATAATTATATGGGCCTTCGGGCCCATTCTCAAATATTAAGGAGATAAAATGATGAAGGGTGATATAAAAGCAGTTAGAGTTACAGCTACAGGAGCAGTATTCGCTGGAAGAACTAGACTTAGAGGAATGATTTTGGCTTCTGATGGTTCTGGAGCTGGTTCTATTACTTTGCAAGACAACACAGATAGCACAACCTTGTTTCAAGGAGATTGTCCTGAAGGCGATGTTTTTGCATTTAATATACCAGAGGATGGAATTTTGTTTCCAGGTGGAATGAAAGTTTCTGCAATTGCTAATTTAGTAGGTGCAACATTTTTAATAGATAAGTAGGAGGCTAAATGGCTAACACTACTTCTGGCACAGTTACTTTTGACAAAACTTTTGCTGTTGATGATTTAATTGCAGAGGCATATGAGCGTATAGGCTCACAAGTAACTTCTGGATATCAATTAAAATCTGCAAGAAGATCTTTAAATATTCTTTTTCAAGAATGGGGAAATAGAGGTTTGCACTATTGGGAAGTTGGTGAAACTAATATTGATTTAATTGAAGGTCAAGCTGAGTATACTTTTTTTAGATCTACAGGTGATGGAACAAGTTCTACCACGGTAGCACCTTCTGATGTTTACGGTGTTGCTGATGTGTTAGAAGCAACATTTAGACAAAACAGAACCCAGAATACTCAATCTGATGCAGCGATGACAAAGATTGACAGATCAACTTATTCTAGTTTGTCTGCAAAATTATCTAAAGGAACACCATCACAATATTTTGTTCAAAGATTTATTGATAAAACAACTGTTACTGTTTATCCTTGTCCTGACTCAACAGCCGCATCAAAAGATATGCATATATTTTTTGTAAAAAGAATACAAGATGCTGACTCAACTTATACAGATGCAACAGATGTTCCATACAGATTTATACCTTGCATGGTTCAGGTTTAGCTTTTTATCTATCACAAAAATTTAATCCACAAATTACACAAACAATGAAGTTATATTATGAAGATGAATTATCAAGAGCACTCGCTGAAGATGGATCTTCTTCAAGCACTTTTATAACTCCTAAAACTTATTATGCAGGAAATTAATGGGACAAGCAACAGGAAAATACGCAAAAGCAATATCTGACAGATCAGGAATGGAGTTTCCATATAATGAGATGGTTAGAGAATGGAATGGTCATTTTGTTCATAAATCTGAGTTTGAAGAAAAACATCCACAACTAACTTTAAATTCTAGATCAGGAGATTCACAAGGTTTATTTGATGCAAGACCTGATCGAGAGGAAAGTGAAGTAGCCAGACCCTTGGGACCTGATCCTTTTCAAACGATTGCATCCTCATCAGGAATTATAAATGTATTTGAAAAATCTCATGGTAGATCTACTAGTGACACCGTAAGATTTAGAGGACCTATCCACACATCATCTGATCCAGATGGTTTTGAAAATCCAAAAGGCTTTGATGGTATCACAGGAGCTAATTTAGCAAAAGCTGCAGGATACTCTATTACAGTTGGCAAAAGAGATTCAAGCGGTAATATTACAAACACAACAGATTTCTATCACTTTACTGTAGACACAAACACTGCTACAACAGGTGGAATATCAGGAGGAGGCAATAGTTGTTCGGCTGGTCCAGCAACATTGAGCGCATAATATGGCAGGAATAAGTTTTTCAGATTTACGAACAAATATTAGAAATTACACAGAAGTAAGCTCCACTGTATTATCTGATAGTGTTATAGAAAATATAGTTTTAAATGCAGAGTATAGAATTTTTAGAGATCTACCTCTTGATGCATACAGAGCATCAACAACTGGTAACTTAGTTGCTAATCAAGATTTTGTAAATGTTCCAGCAGGAGCATTAGTTATTAGAGGTGTACAAGTTTATGATTCAACATCAGTTACAACTGGAACTAATATTTGGTTGGAGAAAAAAGATTTAACATTTTTAGAAGAGTATAGTTCAGCAAACACAAGCACAGCAAAACCAAAATATTATGCTATGAAAGGTGGAGCAACAGGTAATACCAGCTCTACATCAGGTGCTATTTTATTATCACCTGTACCTGACACCACTTACGAATATCAAATTCATTACAATCGTATACCAGACAAATTAGAAGCAAGCAGCAATGAAACTAGTTTCATTAGTTTGAATTTTCCAAATGGTCTGTTATATTGTTGTCTTGCAGAAACATATGGCTATTTAAAAGGTCCAGCAGATATGTTACAATTATACGAACAAAAATATAAACAAGAAATTGAGAGGTTAGGAGGAGAACAACTAGGTAGTAGAAAAAGAGATGACTACGCAGATGGAACTGCTAGAATACCTGTTAACTCTCCAACACCTTAAGGATTAAATTATGGCATCAACATTTTCAGATCTTGGTATAGAACTAATGGCAACCGGCGAAAATGCCGGTACATGGGGTGATAAAACAAATACCAACTTACAAATAGTAGAAAAATCAATTGCTGGTTATGTAGAACAAGCAGTAACTAGTGGTGGGACTACAGCATTAACAATTACAGATGGCGATGCAACAGAATCAACATCCGTTGCAAGACATGCTGTTATAAAATTAACGGGAACAATATCAGGTAACTCTATTGTAACTGTTCCAGATTCAATTGAAAAAGTTTATATTGTAACTAACGGCACATCAGGTGCATACACAGTACAGTTTAAAACAGCATCAGGGACTGGTGTAACTTTTGGTGTTTCAGAAAAAACTACAAAACTATTTTATTCAGATGGAACTAATATTGTTGATGCAGGATTTAGTGGTGGAACTGACTTAGATGGTAAAGAATTAATTTTAGATGCTGATGCAGATACAAGTATTACAGCAGACACAGATGATCAAATAGATATTAAAATTGCTGGTGCAGATGATTTTCAATTTACAGCAAATACTTTTACAGCACAATCTGGAAGTAGTATTGTTGTACCAGATGGTGGACTTACTTTTGGAAGCACAGCTATTACTTCAACAGCTGCAGAATTAAATTTATTAGATGGAGTTTCTGGATTAGTACAAGCAGACTTTACAAAATTAGCAGCAGTTGATTCAACTGCAGCAGAATTAAATATAGTTGACGGTGGAACATCAGCTACATCTACAACAGTTGCTGACGCAGATAGAGTTGTATTAAATGATAATGGTACAATGGTTCAAGTTGCAGTTACAGATTTAGCTGCATATTTTGATGATGAGATTACAGCAATGCCTAATCTTACATCAGTTGGTACACTCACAACTTTAACAGTTGATAATATAATTATTAATGGAACTAATATAGGTCATACTTCTGACACAGATGCAATAGAAATAGCTTCTAATGGTAATGTAACAGTATCACAAAATTTAACAGTAACTGGAGATCTTACAGTATCTGGTGATGATATCACCATGGGTACAAATACTGCAGGTAATTTACTAGTTGCAGATGGTACAAATTTTAATTCTATAGCTGTAGGATCATTATCAGAAATATCTAGCATAGCTAATGATGATGTATTTTTAGCAGTTGATACTTCAGGTGGTGGTCTTAAAAAAGTTGCAAGATCAACTGTTGTATCAGGACTTGCTACATCAGGTGCGATATCAAATGTTGTAGAAGATAGCACACCACAATTAGGTGGTGATCTAGATATGAATGGTCAAGATATTGTTACTACATCAAACGCAGATCTAGAATTAGCACCAAATGGCACAGGGCATGTAACTATTAAAGGTAATACTAATCAGGGTACTCTTCAACTTAATTGTGAAAATAATTCACATGGTCAACAAATAGTAGCTGCACCACACTCAG